CCATTTACTGTAAGATTAGTAAGAGTAGTAGTACCCTTAAATAACTTCCCATTACCTGCAGAAAGAATTGTGACACTTCTATCCACATCAATAAACTCAAACATACTCTCTACATAAGAGGAGTTAAGTCCATCTGGAGTTGTAGTAACCATAGTCCAACCACGACGACTACCCAAACGACCACTTTTATCAATGATGCAGTTAATTGCTTTAGTTGCATACCCACTCTCTAAAGTGACACCAGCCTCTTGAGTGTTTAACCCTAAGAAGCCAAGTGTAGCATTAGTAATAGCTTGTAATTTGCCCGACATTACATAGGTCTCCAAGTCACTTCATCTAAACGAAGTTGAGACTCAGCAGCAATGTAGTCAGAAGCCATGTTGCGGTAACGAGCCTCTTGCTCTTGATAACCACCATCATCACCTCGTTCTGAGATAGCTCTAGCAATAGCCCCTTCAATGACAAGTTGAGCAGGCACTTGGATTATGTCTGTATTAGCAGAAAGCTCTGCTTGTGGAACTACAGCATTAATACGAATTTCATAAGTGCCATCTGGAATAGGGAAGAAGTCAAGTTGACTATCTCCATTGCTAGTAATACCGTTAAAGTTATAGTAAAGAGGAGAGCCTAGTTGTTGGTTATTTAGTAAGAATTGCTGGTCAAACCAACGAGTGCTACGTTGCTGCATAAAGAAATTATCAGTGTCATTAATAACTTCTAAGATACGAATACGAGAGGTACTACCAACTAACACATAGTTGAAGAGAGAGACTGATGTAGTGGCTGAAAGAGTTGTGCGAAGAGCACTCCAGTCCCAAGCATCTTCTACTTCTCTTTTAACTACATTGACTAAATCGCCAATAAGTTTACTATAGGGAGTCTCTTGAACAGAAGAAACCTCGTTCTCACGAAGCCTCCGTAACACTCTATTAACGATTTCTAAGTATGTCATTTAATTCCCTATTCTTTACAACATTTTAACATATAATTAGCTATTTGTCAACTACTTTCTATACTTTGCTACTTTTTTTGCAATAGATTTTGGTTGTGCTACAAACTGTTTACCCTTTTTATTACCCGCAGCCTTTGCTTTATTTGTGGCTGCCTTTTCTGAAGCAGAAAGAGAATCCCAAGCTGCTGCAGGTAAGTAACGTTTCTTTCCCTTAGAAGGGCTACCATCTGAAGTTTTCCACTTCTGGTTAGTCCAATCTTTCAAAGACTTTTGTGATTTAGCAAGAGCCATTACTTATACCCCCCACCTGCTTTTTTATACTCAGAAGCAAGTAGTTGAGCTTTTCTAGCAGACCACTCACCTGGGTCTCCCCCTTTACTCCCTGCTTTAATCTTTTCAAAGAGTTTTTTACGAAGAGTAGGTTTAGTGTAATTACCTGCTTCATTCACTTTACTTTTAGTTTTTACCATTTGACTTTATCTGCTACTAGTTTGCACATCTCAACAAAATATTCTTGAGAATATTGTTGTTTCATAAAATTAATGTCTTTGTGAACAAGTTGAACATTCCCGACAATATACCCAATCCCACTATCTATTCTATCTATAGAGGCTGTGTGAACTGTTCCTTCTTTTGACCATCCTATTTCTTTTCCAGACAAAACACATTTTTTATCTTGAGACAAGTACAATTGCCAAATAAATTCTTCAGATAAGTTCCAGTCTAGATTTCTATACTCTGCCCCAATTTTACACTTTGTAATCCAAGATATTCGGATGTCTTTGTAAAAACCTCTATGGCAATTATCTGTGATTTTATTAGAGCAAGATTTACAAAGTTTACCTAGTCTTTCACTTTCTTCTGCGTAGTTTTTTCTTAGATAGGTTTGTTGTTCTTTGCATTGTGGGCATGGTTTTGCATATCTACCATTATTTAGTTTAACCACACTCACCATTTTGTTTTATTACTCCAATAAGCAGCAGACATTTTACCTTTCGCAATGTTGTCTCCATGCCTAGCTTTAAAACTCTTCTGCCTTGCTTTATCTTTAGCTGTACTTGGACTAGCCCCTGCACCTTTAACACCTTGTTGTCCAAAGCGAATAGTTTTTACTTGGTCACCTTCTTTAGCTACAACTACATGAGATTTAGTTGGATGACTAGGAGTAGCCTTTGGTTTGTTAAAACCTGACACCCCTGCTCGTTCTAGTCTAGAGTCCTTAGTAGCCACTTGACATTGCTTTCTTTTTAGGAGCTACCTTCTTCTTCATACCAGTTTTCTTAGCATAAACTTCAGCATCTTTCTTACCCTTCTCTGAGTAAGGGAATTTCTTTTTTCCGACCATAGGCATAATTATTTTCCTTTTCCTTTAACATAAAATAAACTACGTTCACCAAACAAGTAGAACCCTACAACAGAAGCGAAGTTAGACACTTGTTCGTTTACTTCACCACCACCAGCTAAGGCTAGATAAGCCCATGTACCTAATACAAGAATACCAATTGTAGGACGCATTAAACGAATGATAGCTTCTACCCAAGGATAGCTAGGGTTACCCCCACCTGCTTCATTCATTACCTTAAAGAACTCTAAATCAATTTGTTTCATCTGAGCATACTGCTCGATAGTTGCAGGTTTAAATTGGTCTGGTGCAATAAACTTATTGATAAGTGACTTACCTAAATCTACTGCTACAGGACCTAGTGCTGCTAGTATGGTAATCGGGTCCATTATAAAGTTTTCCCTTGTTGAAAGTCTTGTAAGGTAAGACCATTAGTATATTGACAATGAGCCATCTCTTTAAACTTAGTCCATCTACCAGCCCACTCTAGTCCCAAAGACTCTGCAATTTCACCACACCTAGTAAACAATGCAGTATCATTCCACTGAGCCTTACCATTTACTATGGGTACAAAATCAAAAGCACACTTCCAATTATGAAAGGATTGCCCAGCTTTAGCATTAGTGACTTTACTACCTGGCTTAGTTCTTCCTTGAGCATATAAAGCATTTTGACTTTCACCATCTCTGTAAGTTGAAGTAATAATAACATCTATGTTTTGTTTAGCACAAGAAGCAATGAATCGTTCTGCTAACACCTTTACCTTTGGATGTAAGTCTTCAAGTTTACGAGAGTTAATCATAGCTTAGGAATATTCCAACCATGTGAAGCAGCCCACAAATAAACAAGAGCAGCTAATCCCATTGCAGATAGGCCTTTAAGAGTCCACTTACCTAAAGCAATAAACTGTTTATCTAACCATTCAGATATAGCTTCTTTGATAGCTTCTTTATGAATTTCTTTTTGTTCATCTGGAGTCATTACTAAGCATCCTGTGCATCAGCGAATTCGGTTGTCTTTAGCTTCTCATACACTGCTTTACGAGTAGCATCTTGAATATAGTCTTCACCAGCAAATGTAAGGTTTTGCCATGCAACAGGATTAAGGTTTTCATCTCGCACTTCTTTGCTTACATAGCCGTTGATAACCACTTCAACTGACTTATTTTTAAAATCTTCACTAATTGAATATATATTCCAATAATTAGCATCAATGCCGAATACTGTGTTTACTGTTTTTAATAGTGCCATTATCCTACTCTCCAATCTGAACCATCGTGAAATAAAGGAACTGTAAACGGGCCATTTATTCCTGTGTCTGAATAAACCTCACCAAATAGAGGATATGAACTTGTTGAGTAATGATTGTCCACAAAACTTCTTGCGCCAGCACCAAAAACAACGTTAAGTATATTAGAAGTAACTGTTTGAACAATTGAGCCATGCGCTTCAATTGCACAATAAGTTGCTGAATCATTACCTAGTTGAATGGAAACCGAACCGCCACCATTGCCTGTTCCAATTTTAATAGTCTTGGTTTTAGTTGATGCAACAAGCCCTGTGCCAATATTAATGGTTTGATTGTCTGTGCTTCTGCCAAGTGTAATTGTGCCTGTACCAGTTGTGCCACCAATATTAACTGCACCTGTTGTTTGTGTCGGGTTAATTGACATTATGTTTGTTGGCCCAACCAAGCCAACTGTGCCATTAATATTTACATTAGATATTGTTGCCGTTGTAGAGCCAATATTTGTTGTAGAATTAGTTGCTGTGCCAGAACCAATGTTAATTGTTTTGTTAGCTGTTGATGAACCTGCGGCAATATTAATTGTTTTAAAACCTGTATTGCCAGACGCACTTGCAATTGATATGTTTTGTGACGCTGTACCTGAAGCAATGTTAATTGCCCCTGTTGCTGTAGCCCCCGTACCACCAATTGTTAGCGAACCTGTGGTTTGGGATGTAGCAATGGATTGATTGCTTGTTGTTGAACCTGTTAAACTTAAAATTGCAGGAACTTGTAGAGTGGAGCTAATGGTTGCACCACCATTAAGGCTAGCATTACCACTTACCGTGACTTGAGTATTTATGTTCAAAGGCGAATTTATATCAATAGCATCATATACATCACCACCTAAGTGCACGCTTCCTTTAATTGTGGTAAAAGTGCCTGGATTAAATTCTGATGAATCCCTGCCAATAGTTACTAGTCCACCTTCTACATCTGTAACATCTACAACACCAGCTCCAGTTAAATCCACAGTTCCTGTAATTGTAGGGCTGTCACTTAATACAACACTACCTGTGCCTGTTACAGCCTTCCAAGCTGTATTATAGTCCGCATTACTTGCTTTAACTAATACTTGGTCAGTTGTACCTCCTGCTACTACTCCAGGACCTGTAGCTCCCGTTGCGCCAGTAGCTCCTGTAGGGCCTTGAATACCTTGAATACCCTGTGCACCAGTGTCACCTCTAGGAATACCTAGTGTAAGTACTTTAGTAGTAGTATTAAAAGAGGCTGTAGCTGGAGAGCCAGGAACAAGTGTATTAGCTGTAGATGTAACAGCATTAAAAGCATTATCTATATTTGTTTGAGCAAGTGCAGCAGAAGCAGCTGCGGATGTAGCACTATTACTAGCATTATTAGCAGAAGTTAAAGCTTCTCCTGCTTTAGTTGTAGCAATACCTGCCTGTGTTGATGCAGTTGTTGCACTAGAAGAGGCTTCACCTGCCTTTGTAGTAGCAATAGTTGCTTGACTGGTAGCAGTGTTAGCACTATTAGTAGCAGACGTAGCAGAACCAGAAGCACTTGAAGCACTTGCTGCTGCTGCATTTTTACTAACTAAAGCATCTGCTGCAGCCTGTGTAGCTGCTAATGCTTGTGTAGTTGAGTCAGTAGTTGCATCACCTGAGCCCCCTGGACCACGATAGATAGCCATGACTAGTCCTTAACTTCTACTTTAACTTCTTTTTTAGGCTTTTCTTCTTTTACTACTGGGGCTACATATTCTTCATAAGCAGGATTATCTAAAGTAGTTTTAATGTCTTGTTCTTGTGTGAACTCAATTACTACACCTGATAGTTTACATTTAAATTTCATATCATCTCCTTAATATTCTTATGAAGCCTCGTCTGCACTAAATCTACTAACCAGCCGAGGAAGCCCCATAAAAATAGCCCCTCAGAACGAAGGGCTATATGCCTAGATATTAGCTCGGTACGGCAAGTGCGAAACAAGCATTATCACGTAACTCAGCAACACCGTACAATGTATCTGCAGTGTATAGAGTACCTAAGTATTCTTGTTTGTATTGTGTTTGTGAACGAACACCTTGTTGTTCTACTAGAACTGCTGCATCTTTATGACCTAGAAGAGCAATACGAGCACCACCAGTAGCAGTATCACAGTTTGATGAAACAAACACTGGAATACCGTACAAGTTACCGATTTCACCGTTACGGATTGTGTTGTTACCACCTGCTTCACCAACAAAAGCTTGTTCTGTGTAACGAGCCAAGCCCATCAATGTGTTGCGTGATGATGGTGGGATAAGGAAGAAACGACCATCCATTGGTACATCATTGTCGTCAAGACGTTGAATTGTACGACGGATAGCAGCATCTGTAAGAGCTGAAGCGTTGCTTGAACCTGATGTGTAAGCAGTAGTACCGTCACCACCGATGTAAGCACCACCGTAAGTTACACCAGAACCACCATTGAATGTACGACCCAATTGGATAAGTGATTGGTCTACTTGACGACCTAAAGCATAACCAGCGTCATCTGTGTAGAAACGACGTAGGCTTGACAATGCTTGAGCTTCTACGATGTCTTCAATAACACGTGAGTATTCGTAGTGTTTGTCAATAGTTACTACAACTTCTGATTCAGTAGCAGCTTGTAAAGTTACTTGCGTATTTGCTGATTTAAGTGAAGCAGTGCCACGAGTTGGTGAAGGAATGTGAACTGTGTCACCTTTCTTACCTTCGAATGACATTTTTTTGAACAAGTTAGCTGCAACTAAGTTCTTTTTATAGGCAGCTACAATCTCGTCACTCCAAATTTCAGGAATAAAGGTTGCTGCTGTTGATACGGTTACTTGATTAGAGCCTAAAGCCATGATAAAATCCTTTTTCTATAATGTTAAATTACTCGCCCCTCTCGGTAGGCTGCCATAATCTCTTTAGACATAGCATCATAACGGTCTGGGTCTGTTTGCATAAGTTTAATAATATCGCTTCGACGATATTTCTTTTTAGAAACAGATTCATTACTATTTGTAACACCCATATCAGCCGCTTTTAATTGGTTATCACGGTCAATCTTAGATGTTTCAGTAACTTTTTTAGTGGTATTTTGTCTGTCATTCCAAGTTTCAAGCAGTTCTTTAGCTGAGTCATAATCAAACTGCGATTCTGCTCGTAGCATAAGTTCTGTTCTAACTTTTGAACCTTTAATCCACTCTACAAAGGAGGGATTTTGCACTGTTTCAGTTAAGTTCGGAAACTCTGCTGAAAGTTTAGATAAGACCTCTTGTTTACGCATCTGTAAAGCTGCCTTTTGAGCCTCTTTAACTGCTGGATGGTTATTAATTGCCTTATCTACTGCATTTTTAGGTTCAGTGAAAAAGTCGTCGTCACTAAATTCTGGTTCTTGTGTCTTTAAGTCTTTTGATGTTTGTGTCTTAATGAAGTCATCTACAACTTTACGCAGTTCACCCACTTCACTACCCTGTTTACCAATGAGCTTTTCAGCTTCTTGATGCATTGCGATAATTTCTTTAGGTGTTTTTCCACGATATTTCTCAGGGAGTTCGTCTTCTACAGGTTGACTTACTTCTAGTTCATCCTGTACAATTGGGTCTTCCAAAGAATCTGTAATCGTATTGTCTTCTAAAACGTCATCTAATACTTTTGCCATACTATTTCTCCTGTGCTTATTAGCATTGTAGGAAAGGGACTATACCTTTGGCGAGTTTAGTCTCTTTGTGCAATGGGTTTATGCTTTTTCTCCCAAGCCATTGCGGCACCTGGAAAGCTTCCTGAATAACCCTCTAATGAGATACGGGGTGCACTAATAAGTTTATCAGCGTCCGAACCACACAGAGGACATGTTGAAACTTGCTTATATTCAGTTAATTCCTCGAAATTTTCTTTACAATCTCGACACTGAAAGTCAAACAGCTTCTTCATCTTGCAACTCCTTGTAGGTTTGTTCTGAAATGTCTTGTAGACTCAGAATCCATTGGAGTATATCTAGTTGCCCTTTACGTTTATGAAACTCTTCAAAAGTTTCTGCCGTACTTATCTGATTATAGGCATCAAATAGGGCTTGTGTATCTTCTATAAAATTCTTCCAACCAAGAGTTGACATAGTTGTAAAGCGATTTTCGTAGTAATCCTGAAGTTCTCTATCCATGCTATTGTATTCTCCATTTCTTTGTGGTATAATAGCAGTTTATGTAATTATTATAACATAACTTACTTAATTTGTCAAGGCTTATTCATCATTTGCATCTTGACAATGTCTGCGTTTCGTGCTGAGTCCTGTTCTTTTAGATTAATTGCCTTTTCTTTCAGCATTAAATCAGCTACTTTGGCTCGTTTCTCAAAGTCGTCTGTAGGATTTTGATTACCTAAGTTAGTTGATAGGGCAGCAACACGTTTTGTCTTAGCCTCTTCTGGGAGAAGTTGTGTTTCCACTGAGACTTGTTGGGCTTCTGCTTGACTCTTCTGGGCTCTTGCTGCAAAATCAGCTGCTTGAGCTTGTACAAGTTGCATTTGAAGCTGTTGTGCCATTTGTTGGGCTTGTTGAGCCTCTGGATTAGGTTGCATAGCCTTGTTAAGCTGCTCAAGGAGATTAGTTTTATTAGGGAGAGAACTGTTATTGATAACACCTTGCATCAAGATAGGTACAATAGGGCTATCAGGGCCAAGTGTCTTCATTAAGTTAATCATTTGTAGCTGTTCAACTTCACGTGCAAGCATGCCTAATGAACTATTAACTACAAAGTTGTAGTCTTTCACTGGGAAGTTCTCAGGGTCAAACTGCATGAATCTCCAGCAGGTCTTCTCAATGAGTGGGATAAGATATTGGTCTTGGAAATTAACAAGAGTACGTTTGTTTTTCTTGATGATAGATGAAAGGACAATAGACATTTCACCTGCGCCAGCTGGTTGTGTTTGCATACCAGCACTATCTAACGTACCCGTAGCTTGTAACAACATCGCTTCAAAACGATTTGCTACATCAATGTTACTTGCATCTGTGGTACCAAATTTAAATGGCATTAAGATTTCAGCAGGATTACCATTGGTAAGAATTGACTTACCTGGGCGTACTTCAAACTTACTACCTCGAGGCAAGCGAGTAGCATCCATTGCCATCATAGGAACGGCTGTTAGGGCTAGAGAGTCTAAATGGCTACGCAACTGGGCATCAATAGCCTTTTGCATGTTGTAGCCTTTTTCAGCAATACCACGGCCCCAAAAACGGTTAGGGATAGAGTCGTCTTGATATGACACTACAGGGCGGTCTTGCATCATAAACGGATTCTTTTCCGCTTTTAATAGTTTACCATTGCCAATGACAACAACGGCCTCTACAAGGTCGCCATACTCTTCCATCAGGTCAGAAACTTCTTCTTCACCCAGAATATCAACAATCTCTTCTTCACCTTCGGATTCTAGAAGTTGTTTAGGTACTAAACCATAATAACGAATTAAACGAATCTTATCGTCGTTATACTCTTGGTCAATGAAACTAGCTTCTAAGTCTTTATCAGGAGTAGCATCATCTTCAATGTCAGTGTCTTTGTAAACACCGTCTTTTACTTTTTGAGCTACTACATGAGCAGATACAAACTCTTCAATTGCTACACCCATCGCATCATCAATGGTGGTTGCTGTAGGGTCAATGATGAAGTTTTGTGGGTTAATTGGTTTATAAGAAACAACAACTGCCTCTTTACTCTCAACACCAATAGCTACTGTGTCTAGACCTGGCATAGGCTGAGTTGCTGGAGAAAGCATGTTTACTTTCTTTGTAACAATCTCAGTAATACCTGTCCCATAGACAGAGGCTAGAAGGATAGAATCCCCAATGTTCTTACGGGCTTTCTGCTTCTTGTTATTTTGCTTAATATAGTTCTGTAAATACTCTACATCACGAGGGTCATTGTCCTGCATGTCATCTTGAATTTCAAACAGGTGGTCACCTTGACCAAAGACAGCCTCTTCAATTTCAGCAGTGTGATTCTCAATAGCTTGTTGTAAAGCTGGTGATGTAATGCGGCTACGCTCTGAGCTACGAGTGGTATCTTCAGCAGCCCAAACACCTCGCCAGAGCCGTTCATACTCTTTCCAATCTTCGAGGTAGTTGGTATCTCGGTGTTCCCGCCACTCGTCTAAATATTCATTTAACCAATCAACAAGTTTATTCTGCATTTATTTTTCCTAAGTTAATATCCACTAATTGCTTTAATAATTAATCCATGTATTCATATTTCTATTTCCCTTTTTAAAGTTCCAACTAGCAGGAACTACTTGAAAATTAGAATACACATGAAGTCCACATGCTTTTTTATGATTTAAAGGAATAATATGGTCTAAATTCCATTTAATTCCAGATAATTTTTCTCTTCTTCCACATAATAATAATGCTTCTTCTTCTACAAACTTATCAAATTCTGTTATATTAATTTGTTCTTTTTGAAGTCTTCGTTTGTGCATATATTTAGTATTTGAGACTTTTCTCCCTATTGCATTTTCTTTTCTACAAGCATGATACTCAACTCTTGTTTTAAAGCCTTTTCTTTCTCTAACCTTTGCATGTTCTTTTTTACGACAATCTGGGTTATCTAGTCTCCATTGTGCTACATCATTTACTACACATTGTTTACATTTATTTAAATGCCCATCTGCCATTCCTTTATGTTTATGGAATAGATTTAATTCTTTTTCTTTTTTACATTTAAAACAAGTTTTCATGCTAGTAGCCAGAAATTGCATCAAGGCACTCATAGTCTTCATCTTCATATTCTTGAAAGTATTCCACCACTTGAATTTGGTCAATGTAAGCCAAAGCATCAATCAAGTCATCATGTAACATAGCGTTAGGGAAGTTGACTAGTTGGTCAATGAACTCATTGTTCCAAGTTCCGTAATTCAGCCTTACTTTCTTGTGTTCAAATCTACCTTGCAAAGCCCAGACGATTCGGTCTGTCTTTTTCTGATTGCCGTGCGTAACATCATCAATTCTAAAGTAGTGATTGTGGCGACGCATAAGGTCAGTAAGATATGGAAGTGCAGCATTTTTTAAAGACCCTTTTTCAATACCTACAGCTACTGGTTGATAATTAACTACAGCACTCATAATCTGAGAGCATGTCTCTTGAATATCCCATCGTCCATGTAAGATGTCTGCAACCCACCAACCACCCTCATGTACTTTAACAACTGCAATGGCGGTCTCGTCTAGCTTTTTATTTTTATTTCCAGACTCTTTATCAACATTAATAAACCCAGCCAAGTCAACTGTAATGAAATAACGACCTTCGTCAGGTTCATCTTCATCTATAATTATCCAATCTTCTTTAAAGATGTCTCTGCTGGCTGCTTCAAAGGAAGCCATAAATTCTTGCCTAAACGCAAAACTTGACATGCTGCTTTTGGCTGCTTCAATTTCTTTTGCTGGGATAAGCGGATTATCATAAGACGTGTAGTGAAATGAACACCACTCTTCATCTTTTTTTGTTTCCCCATATTTGAACATTTCGTAGAAGTGGTTTCTGCCCTTTGGAGTTCCAATGAACACTGCACCACCTTGTACGTCTGCAAGAGCAGGTCGTAAGATTTGTTCCCATACATTTGCCTTAATGTCAGCATATTCATCGACTACTAAGAAAGCTAAACCCACACCACGAAGTGTATCAGGGCGGTCAGCCCCTTTTAAATAAATCTTACGTCCATTGACAAGAGTAAGGACAGAAGTGTTCTCATGGGCGGCTGCAATGACCTCATGCCCTAATTCTTTAAGGACACCCCACATAATGTCTTTAGCTTGTTGATATGTTGGAGCTACATAGAAGACATCTTTATTTTTACTCTTCAAAGCTTCAATTAAAAGAAGCCATGCTGCCAAGCGACTCTTACCAAAACGACGACCTGCAGCAACTACTTTGAAGCGGTGCTTATCATTGAAAATCTCTAATTGCTTCTCGTGAAGCTTGACACTTAAATTAGCCATTAATACTGAACTCTAGATTGTTCTATTTCTAAATCTCGTAGAGCTGCTTGATATTGCATTTCTTCAGGAGTTAAATATTTTGCCTGGCCTTTTTCTACTGCTTCTTTTGCTAGTCGGTAAATGTCTTCTATTGAAGTGGCTTTAGCAGCAATCTCTCGTCCAATTGTATTATTATACAAATCTTGTTCTTTTTCTGCATCAGACTGATTAGGGTCAGCTGCTTTAAATCTTTTACCTAAACCCAACTCATGATATTGCCCTGCAGCATTAGCTAGGGTATTTCCATACTTTTTAGCCATCATAGCTTGCCAAACAATGTGCCTAAGGGCATCTCCCTTACCTTGCCATTGTTCTTTTGAAGAGTATGTTCCCTCTGCAATACCTGCTGCTGCATTAGCAATGTCTTTAATTGAAGAAGGATATTCCTGCTTTCTTTTAGGCACTACAGCGTAGGGGGTAAACTCTTTACTCGGCATCTTCTATGTCTTCTATAATTTCAGCATCAAACACTTCATCTTCTGAATTCTCTTGTCCAATAACAGTGGTTTCACCTACACCAGAGATGGTTATGCTAATTGCATTACTCTTCCCTTTAGCCTTAGCTAAGTAGTCGGCTGGAAGCACTCTATCCATTACTAGTTTAAGACAAGCCATTTGGTCTTCATCATCATCATCCAAAGCCTTATCTAAAACCTTTTGGACAATGTATTTACTTTTCCTACCAAGCATTTCAGCCAAGACTTCTTGAGCCCTAGCTTTTTTATTCTGTGGCAATATTGCATTGCTCTTCGCCTTCTTACGGATAGTAGGCTTTTTCTTCTCGATGGGTGGAAGACCAGCTTCCCGTCGCTCATTATTCAAACGTACTAAAGCTGGACGACCAGCACCAGGTCTATGACCTCCACGACGTTTGGGTTTTTCCTCAACAGCAGTAAGGATTTCGATATTTAAGTTATCATCCATTATTCATTATGCTTTTCTAAGTAAGATATAGCGTTCTTTAAAAACTCTATATTGTCTTTAAACTTTCCTAAAGCAGTATTGCAATTAGAACAAAGAAGCCCTCTTACTTTTAAAGAACTATGACAATGGTCTACTGCTAATCTTTTTGTTTTAGATGGGTCTTTACTACTCTTAGTAGTTTCAAGGCTATTACAAATAGCACATTTTCCATCTTGTTCTAAAACCATATCCTCATATTCAGAAATGGTTATATTAAAATCTCGTTTTAGATTTGTATTTTTATTATAGCGTTTTTGACAAATCTGACATCTATATCGTTTAGAGGATGTCCAACTATATTTAAACTCTTTATTGCAATCTGTACATCTATTTGTAAAAGTAGTCATAATAACTCCATCAAAGTTACCATCCAAGAATCAATTAGGCAGGAAAGGGATGAACTTTCTTTTCGGGAGCTACCCTAGCCAATTGAATACAACTTCACTATATCATAATTATAACACAAGTATTAATTAAAGTCAAGAGCAATCTTCACTCTGTTCCAGATTTATTTTAAAAGGGGTATTGACTTTTTTATTAAAGTGTGTTACCCTTAATAATTTATTATTAATAATTATAATAATTAAATAATATAATAATTATATAATAATATAATTAATAAATAATTATAATAATAGTTTAATAATAATTATAATAATAAACTAATAGTTTATAAATAATAATAATTATAAACTTTAGACTTCTGCTTTAGCAGACAAAGTAATTATCCTCCCTTTTAAAGGATTAGTATAATCCCTACCCCCAAGACCGTCTCTCTACCCCCTTCCCTTTAATTATGCGAGGGGTGCATTTTCCCGAGCCCAGCCTTAAAATAATTATATACCCTATATGTTGGTATTAAAAAATAATAAAAGGGGCTTTTAGACCCCTTTATGTTCGTTTTAGAGGTATCTTTACAGATACCAGTGATAGCAAAACTTACTTATTCATAACGTACATTATGCCATTCACTCTATCGGTTCATGACATAGAGTGTAACTTCAAAGCCGAAACGCATTTCTGTTGCTGATGGTTTCTCCCAAGATTGGTTCGATTTATTTGTCCACATTTTTGTTTCTCCTAATTTACAAATGTACGAAATTGTACACTGAGTATATTATCTCACATTTTAGCTTTTTTTGATATAGAGAAAATCATGATTTAACTAGTCCCCTAATTTCCCCTCTCATATATTTGGTGTGATACATACAAATATTAACATAATAAATAATCCATACCCCCCCCTATCAATTCATAATACACAATATCTAGTGTTTACATGATTAAATAATACTATATGTTGTGGTTATACATGATGGATGGGTGAAGCGTGGTGCACATACACTATTAAACAATACCCGATATTAATACCCGAGTTATTTAGTCAAGTATTTAATTCTAAAAAATAAACTTGGCATGATTATTGCAATACTTATATAATATATTAATCAAATAAAACTATAAGAAAAACTTATCAATAATCAAAAAACGATAAGAATAAATCATTAGACAATAGTTTTAATCAATATATAATGTACTCATGCAGTAAACATTATCTTTAATTGAAAGGGGTATAAAATGACTAAAGAATATAAAGATTATTTAATTACATTAGAAAAGCAACATAACGGCTGGCTTGGTAGTGCAATAAGTGACACTGATTATTTTAAGATTAAGTTTATAGGTTATACTAAATCAGTGATGTTAGATAGAATGAAAGTTCAATGTGAATTTAGACAAAGCGAGGGTTATTAAAATGGATGCTAAATATAAATTAGATGCTTTAAGAGTTTACAAAGTATTAAATGCTTATGGTATAGTTGAAGCTGAAAAAGAGATTATAAAATTAAGTGAAGTTCGTAATCTTAAATTATGGGAA